AAGAATGCCCATAACCGCCCTTGTTGGAGACACCCCCCTTGAAGAATGGCCGGAACCTATGCCCGTCCATCTAGCTCAACCTTGGGACTGCATGTCCCATACACACGCAGTTTATCGTTTAGACCGGGCTCATCCGTGCCCATGGATTGCTAAAATAGGGCCGGAGTTCTATCCGGCCAAATACTATTTTACTGTGGATTATACCGAAAGCGAGATTGCGGATGATCCCGCCCAGCACAAACAAAGCCATGTTTTGGAGCTTTTGGATGCGGGTCCGTATACGGGCAATATTGTTGCTCTGCCCAATAACCGTGTGCGGGTGACGCATCCAGCGTGGTTTGAAACGGGCGAAGGGCCCCCAGACTTCTTGCCTTCTCAACACATACACTATTCAAAATCGGATTTAGACTATACCATGGATGTAAATCAGATTTTTGACAATCTGTATGCGGGGAAAAAGTGATGGCGACTTCGGGTAGCACAGACTTTGAGTTAGACGTATCTGACTATATTGAAGAGGCTTTTGAGCGGTGTGGGCTTGAGGTTCGTACTGGCTACGACCTCAAGACAGCGC